GGGCCGCAGACCGGCCATGCCACCTGCGTGCATCCGCGGTGCGCCCGCAAAGGCCATGGCAGGCACCGAGCGGGTATAACCCGAAATGCCGACCATGCCGCCGGTGTGCGATACGGCTGCGGTGACGCTTCCCCCAATATCAGGGCCTGCAAAAGCTGAGCTCAGGGCGTTTGCGATCGGGCCCAGCACGGATTTGCGGAATTGCAGCACCGCAAGGTCCGTCAGGATCGAGGCGATCAGCCCCTTGAAATCAACTTTCCCCGTCTTCACGAAATTGCGAAACGCATTCTCTGCTGACCGGAAGGCACCGACCAGCGTGTCGCTCAGACCCTTGCCCCAATCCATCGCCTGATCCGCGTATTGCGACAGACCTTGGGACACCGCCCGCCAGCCCATGGCGGCAACCTCACCACCCTCTGCAGCATCGGTACCCGCTTGCCGGACCGCAGCGCCTGTGCGGGCAGCGGTCTCCTCGGTGTCTTCAAGCTCGTCAGTGAGCACAGCCGCCGAGGTCGCAGCCCCGATGAGCGCATCCTCACCCTCTGCGTTAGCCCCGCTGACCGCATCGCGCAGCGCCTGCCAACTTGCCAGCGGCAGTGTGGCACCCCTTGCAAGGTCTTCCGCGGCACCCCGGTAAGTGTTTGCAGTCGCAAGCGCCTCGCTGGCGATATTATCAAGGCCAAGGTCGGGCACTTGTAGCAGGTCTGTTTCAAACCCGCGCGCAAACCCGTTGGCCGCGCGCCCGCCGATATCTACGGCTTGCGGCACCACCCGGTTCCATTCGGACAAATCCGGAGGATCAAGCGCCAGCTCTGGAAACCGTCCACCGATCGTGATCAGTGTATTCACCCCACGGGTGATGCCCGCGATCCCGGCCTCCATGGCCTCGATCAGCGTGTTGATCGACAGCGCACCAATGCGCGCAAACACATCCGGGAGCGCGCCAAAGACTGCCTGCACAGCAAAGAACGTGCCTTGGAATGTGTTCACGGCGTTGTTGCCAAAACCTACAACACTCTCGATCGCGGAAGCCATGCCCGCGGCTGCATCGGACTTGATGTCGTAAAACATCGCTGTGGCTGCCGCACCTGCCGCTGAGGCGCCCATCTTGATCCGGCCCCAGACTTCGGCCGCGACATCCTTCAGGAGCGCCAGAGCATTGCCAAAGCCACCGGCGCCACTCACCAGCTTGGTGAACCAGAAGACCAACTCGCCCGCGCCCACGATGAGCGCGCCAATGCCAGTGCGGATGATAGCACCGCGCAGAAACACGAATGCAGTTGTCAGCCCCCGGACCGAGAGTACGGCCTTGCCCATCGCCAGCACCCAGCGTCCGGCCATCAGCCCCACGAAGGTCGCAGCATAGGTGGCGAAACGCGTCAGGTTGTCAAAGGTGAAGCGGATCGCCACGCCAAGCGGGCCTGTTACCTTTGCAAACGCCACCAGCCCGTTGACCACGGCCTCAAGCGCGGGGGCCACGGCAACGGTCAGTTGATTGGTCACCCCGCGCCATAGCAGCCCCAGCCGCGATATGGCGTCGTTGGTCACCTCGATTTGTTCTGCGTCTTGCTCAGAGACAATGACCCCGAAATCGCGCATGTCCTGCGTCGCTTGCCGCAATGTGGCGCTGTCGATGCGCGCCATGGCAATGGAGCCTTCTTCACCAAAGAGCTGACCCGCCACAGCGGCGCGTTCAGCTGCTGGCACAAATTGCGCGATTGCGGCGTTGATTGTGCCGATCCGTTCGTCGAGCGGCATCGCCATCAGGCCCTCAGCTGACAGCCCCAAGCGGTCGAGTGCCGCCGCTGCGGGACCGGTGCCGGCTGCCGCCTGGCTAAGCCGCCGGGTCAGGTCTTTTGTTGCCTGCTCGATGCCTGAAATAGAGACGCCCGCGAGCTCACCTGCGCGCTCCAGCACTTGGATACTGCCCACCGTGGTACCCAGCGACTGCGCCAACTTGGCCTGCGCATCAATCGTCTGCAGACCGGACCGCACTATAGCCGCACCAGCCGCCACCGCAGCGACCGCAGTTGCCGCCGCAAAGACCTTTGCACGGCGCGCGAAGGCCGCCAGCTTGGCATTGGCGATCTCGGTCTCGCGCGAAAGCCGCCCCATGCCCTTGGCACCAGCCTCTCCCACGCCTGTCAGCTCAGCCTTGACCTGTTTGCCGCCTGTCGCGGACAAACGGACACTGACGCGTTTTTCACTCATGGCTGACCTCGATTTGCTGGTTGATCTTGCGCACCATCACCGCCTCAACGGGCGGCAACAGCGTCGCGCGAGTGATTGGCCGTTTGTCATGGTTGAGCTTGAAAGTAGACTTTGGATGTCTTACATTTGCTATATCGATAAAGGGAAGGTACGAAAAATGCCCGAGACAGCGACACTTTCCTCAAAGTTCCAGATATCCATCCCCAAGGCGATCCGGTCGGCACAGCATTGGGAAGCAGGCTTGATGTTTGCTTTTATTCCCAAAGGTAAGGGTGTGCTTTTGGTCCCCGTGCCGCAACGCGATGCACTCAAGGGTATCGCCAAAGGTGCACAGGCCTCCGACTATCGTGATCGGGCGGACCGTTTTTAGTGGTCCTTGTTGATACTTCCGCGTGGATCGAGTGGCTCACCGCTTCGGCGATTGCGGAGCATGTGGCAGAGCATTTACCAGATCAGAGCGTTTGGCTGGTGCCGACAATGGTGCAGCTTGAGCTAACAAAATGGTTGACGCGTGAAGTCGGCGAGGACAAAGCCGATCAAGTAATTGCCTTCACCCAGGTCTGTAATGTTGTACCGCTGGACACCGAGATAGCGCTTGCAGCTGCGGAAGCATGTCGAGTGCACCGCTTGGCGACAGCTGATGCAGTGATCTTTGCGACTGCACAAGCGCACGGTGCCCAGATCCTTACATGTGATGCCCACTTTGAAGGGCTGCCGTCGGTTCTTTTTGTCTCAAAATCCCAGTAATGCGTGTTGGGCAAAGCTGTGATTGCAAAAAAAATCAGCACAGAGAACTGGATGCTGCGGTCCGGGTGTCTTCATTGATCTTGCGCACCATCACCGCCTCAACAGGCGGCAACAGCTCGGCCAGCGCTTTGACTGAGACCCCGAGGGCTGCGCCAAGATGCAGCGCTGCACTCATGTCCCAGCCAGTCACCGACCTGCCTGCGATGCGCATCTGTCCACCCAGCCGGTCCACAATGTCCCAGACCTGCACGCCTTCAAACGTCAGCGGAGCGTTTATGGTTTGCGGGCAGTCCGGGCACGGCCCTGTGCAGGCTTCGCAGTAGCTTGCGCCCCCGCCGAACTCCCAGTCGGCAAGAGCGCAGAGACGTTTTTTTCCTGCTCCAGTAGAAATCCGGAATTGACGTATTTGGTTTGGAACGCTTCAAAGATCGGCCAGACCTCAAGCAGGGCGTCGATGCCCGCGGGCGTGACGACGACGGGATTGCCATCAGCATCTCCGACGCCTTCCCAGTCTTTGATGGCAATCCGCGCGACGGCTTTGGCCATCACCAGCGCCAGATCATCGTTGGTGAGCGTCTCCATACTGTCGCCCAGAGCTGCGATCTGCGGATCGCGCCGTGCAGCAATCATCACCGCGGTGCTCATTGGCTCCACAAACACGCGCACACTGTGGCCCAGATCAAGCCAGTCGGGTGTGTTCGACAGGTTTAGACGCAGCATCACAGCTCCTCTTGTGCGTTGGTCAGCGTGACGGTGCACATGCGCCCCACGCTGGGCGAGACTGCCGCCTGCCAATCAAAGGTTGCCTGCACCCCTTGCGGGCCGCTGATCTCGATGCGCGGCCGTGGCAGATACACAGCATGCGCGGTGAAGGTCAGCCCGACGCCGCCTGCCAGCGCGTAGTCAAACGACATCTCACAGGCCTCACCATTGATTGCCTGATTGACCAGCGTTTGATCGGCAAAGCGGACCTGCACATTGCCGGTCAGGGCCGCCACTGACGGATCAGCCCCGTCAATGCGGCCGTCCGAGCGGATGGTCTCAATCCGGTCGAGGTTGTTGGCATAGGCAATGTCTGCGGAGACGACATTGCCGATCGGCTGGCCGTTGCGGGTGATAGCGCCGTTGAAATGACCAAAGCGGATCAGATCGAGGTTGGCCAGACTGCCCGCAGCGGAGCTTGTGCCAAGCGCCTCGCCTTGGGCCACCAGGCTCACCGTCGCCGTCAGCAGCCCGGAGCGCGCCATCTGCCAGTTGATGCTGTCGACCATGCAGCCGGAATACATCGCAAAGCGCGGCACCTCGGGCATGCCGGTCTCAATTGAAAAGGACGGCAAAGACCAATTGCCTGATCGGAACTCATGGCTGTAGGGCGCATCTGATCCCGTGGTGACCGGTGCGCCAAACGCGGCCTTGAGCCAAAAGCCGATCGAGGATGCATCAAGCGGGATCACCACATCGCCGTCCGCCGTCACAGCGTCCTTGATTGGTGCCAGCGGATCACGTCCATAGCCCAACAGCTCCGAGCCCAGCAAAGGCTGCTCGGCCCCCAGCGACGTGCTGGCAAACGGAATGCGGGTGAAGCCACTCATAGGTGGCGTACCGTAAGTATTTTCAAACGCTAGCGCCATCTGCGCGCGCGCTCCTTGGGCTCGTGCCATTGTGTCTCTCCTTCGTATGTCAGCGTTG